CAACATCCTTAAATCCCAATCCGTGAATTGTTCCTTTTGGATCTTCATCTGTATAGAGATCAGAGTGTTTATCAGACTTATCTGGTTGTCCTGGTTTCTTTGGAATACGAGAATCGTTCATTTCATTGAAAGGTGATTTTGATTTAGTCTCTTCACCCTTTGCTCTTTTTTTACGAGCAGCACAATGAGCTTTTTGAGAAAATCCACTAGGATTATCACAGTTTATTGATCTTTTATATTTGTCAGACCAACTCATTAGAAATAAGAACTACTCTTTATTATTTAGGAAACCTTGTTTGAGTAGTTTTGAAAGGTCTGAGGTTGATCCAACAAATACTGCATTATTAGTTACATTACTTGTTGTTTTAGTTGTATCTTCTTCAACTTCTTTCAATTTTTTTTGCAAATCAATAAGTTTATCTGTAACATCACCAACACTTTTTATTAATTGTCCGGCAACTTCATATGCTCTGGGAGAACCACCTTCACCAGCAAGTTCCATAATTCCATTAATCGCTTCTTGCCCCTTTTCGATTAATGAATATAAATTAGCACGAGTGTATTCATAATCTTTTTTTATATCATCAAATTTTAATGGAGATATTGACAATTCTTCTTTGACTTTATCTACCTTAACAATGCTACTTTCAATATTCAAGGTTTCATTTAATTTTTCATAATTATTTTTCATAACAATTAAATGTCTTTCTGTTGAGTTGGACTAAATTCTCTACCATCAAAAAGCATTTCAAGTGAATCTGTAAATCCAAAATTATCCTCTGGACCAGCATCAATTGGATCTGGAGTAACTGTATATCTCATCTCTCTCTTTGCGGTTGTGGTGTTAGTTCCAGAATAATAATCCACTTGAACTTTGCGGATAAGTCCATCAGTGCTTTCTGCAATAGGACCAAACAGATAAACTTTTGCAGTAAAATTAAACGTGTAAATTAAAATTCTTCTTGTCGAAAAATCCCCTTCATAATCATCTGTAAATGATACACTGTCTAAAACAACAGGTATGTCTCTTTTTTCTCCAATAGAATCTATCAAATCAACTGTTAAGTTAAAAGATGGTTGAAAATATGGTAAAATTTGTTCAACTACTTGAAGTGCATCATCATTTAATTTGGACATTAAATTTAATTGAAATCCAATGTTATATGGAACGGGAAGAAAAACTTTTTTTAAATTTGTACCATCAGATGCTTTGAAAGTTTGAGTTATATTTGCTTTTCTTGTCGCATCATATTGTATTGATGTCATCTCAAAAGATAATCTTGGCAAAGTAATTGCAACTGGTTTGTTTAATTCAGACTGTTGCTCTATTCTGGCCAGAAATTTTTGAATTGGACCATAAGCTAATGGAATTCTCATTTCACTGTAAGAATCTCCTTCACCATCCAAGTGTTTAATGTAAATTTGATTAAAAAGTGTTCCAAAAGAAATAATAGTCTTTCTAATAATTTGATGATAGTAATAAGTTCCTAACATTAGTAATTACCAAATGGATTTGTTTCTGAAAAATCTACAATGAGGTCTGCCTCTTTTTCAATTTGATCATTATCCTCGTATTTATCTTCAAACTTTGTTTCATCTATAGATTTTAGTGAATAAGTCGCACCAGAATCTTGACCAACTACTATATCTCCTGGCGTAAAAGTTCCATCAGTAGTTCCGACTTTAAGAATATTAGTAAGTTTATTCCAAGTTTTAACTCTTGCAGTAGCGTTGGATAGCGATCCTGTTATCACCTCATTAAAAGTAAAAGTTCCAATTCCAGTAAGAACTGGTGGTGCTGTTATTGTAACAATTGGATTTGAAGTATATCCGATCCCAGCATCCGAAAGTAAAATTTGATTAACTCCACCAGTTGTGCTGATTGAAACCCTTCCAATAGCAGTTATCGCTGCACCAACAGTTGGTGTGCTAAATGTAACAATAGGGGATTTTGGATATCCAGTTCCTGTAGTTGCAATTCCAACACTCGCAATTCCTACATAATTGGTTACCAGAACGCATGTTGCTGCTGCTCCTGTCCCCCCACCACCACTAATAGTAATTGTAGGTGCTACAGTGTATCCTGCACCAGTATTAGAGAGTAAAATTTCTTTAAGAGAATATACTCCACCTACAGAAGTTGTAATAGCGACTGCCGTTGCATTCATACCTCCAGAAGGTGCTGAAGAAATTGCTACAGTTGGTACTGATGTATAATCATAACCGTCATTTGTGAGAACAATTTTTCTAATGTATCCTATAGAAGTTGAAGCAGTTCCTGTTGCCTGTTGTCCAAAAGATATAAGTTGTAAATTAGTAATATATCCTTGATCCTTTAATACATTATCAATTTCTTCAACTGTAGTATTAATATTGTTCCATCCACCCATCTCATCTTCATATTCAAATAATTCACATTTGAGTTCATAAACATAAAGTTTTCCTAATTGATAAAATGGTTGCTCATGTTCAACAAATTTAACTTCAAATATTCTTTGCCCTAATGGGAAATAAATTATATCTCCTTCTCTTGGTCTATTGGATATTTCTATTTCAGTAGAGTCCATTGTTTCTAAAAATGGAGATATAAAATCTTCAAATCGTTCTCTTGATATTATTAAATCTAATTCATCTTTTAAATTCATACCAAACTTTGACAATATATCTCCTTGACCAGAATATCCATCATAATTATTGACATATGCTTCTATTGCAAAATTATCGTCAAATTTTGAGGATGATATTTCTTTTATAATAGTTTCTTTTCTAACAAATTTTCGAGGGATATAAATTACCTCTACTCCATAAATTCTTAATTGCTCATTAATTAACTCTTGTATGAGTCTTTGTTCATCTGGAGAACCTTGTAAAAAAAATGAATTTAAAGCCATTATCCAATAAAATCGTAAGGTGGTAGTTCATAATCCATTGCCATTCTTTGTTTAATGTCTTCCAATTCTCTTATTGCATCTTCATATAATTCTCTACCATTTAATTCAATTCCACCTGGAAGTTTTACACCTCTAAATTTAATTAGATTTTGACCCCATTGTTTTTTTATTAATGACGTTAGGTATTTTTTTAGGAAACTATCATTATATACTTTGGTGAAATCATTAGGATTTAAAATTCTGTAGCAATCAATAACTATAAAAGAATCTGCTTTTTGAGTTGCCCATTCAATATCAAGATACATTCTATTTTGTCTTTTATTAAATCTAATCTGTTTATCAGTAGTCAAAAGAAAATCTATGTCTTCCAAATATTTTTTTACCATTGTATACTGTAAAAGTTCGACAGAATTGAAATAGTAAAGATCGTTTAAAAATAATTGATATTTAATACTAAACATTCCTCCAGAAATAGAACTGGTATCAAATTTAAATACTTTTTCAATACCAATTACTGAATCTGGAACTTGAATATAATTAGCAGTTTCGTAAAAATTAAAAGAAGTTGTTCCTATTCCTGATATATTCGAAGATCCTGTTGTTGTTACAATACCAACTCCATTAGTTCCATTAGCTTTACCTCTGTCAATATCTTGTTGCGTTATCTTATATTTTAAATACATTCTTTCAACACCATCAAAGTGCCTTTCGTGAAAGTATTGTAGTGCATCATCAACCAGATCATCAATTTGATCATCTGCTACATTTATTTCTAAAACCGGAGCGCCTAATCTTCTTAAACAGTAATCTATTAACTCTTGTCTACTTGCAGGTTTTGCCATTAGCGAGTAACTCCTTCTCTTACAAGTACCATTCCTTCAATTACTTTAGTTTTTGAAGATCCATTATCAATCACAACATCATATACATATCTTCCTGGTTTTAAATCAGAAGTTTGAGTAGAACCTAAAGAAATTACAATTTCTCCAGAAGAAGCTGGTGCTGTAATTGATACAGAAAAATTAACAGCAGTGCTACTTCCAGAATATTTACGCATTTGTGATGCGACAGTATATCCAGTTAAATCTAAAGGTGCGCTAGTATCAACAGATTCTAAATTGAATGATTGTATAAAATTAGAATTAGAATTAACTACAATATTACTGACATATACAGCTGCCATTTATTTTAGAATGTTCTACACTTTTTATTTATACTACGCTATTTTAAAATTCAAGTCTAATATAACTTCTTGTTGCTTCAAATATAATTTGCAATACAATTTTGCAAAAGTTCTTAGTTCTTCTTCATTCATTGTATCAATGACACGCGACTGTTTTTCATATTCAAATAATTTATTTACAGATTCTAAATTAATTTCACCTGGTTCCATTTAATAACTCCTTTAGTAATGATTTTATTTCGTCAATATCTTTCCTCATTTGATCAAGTTCATATTTTTGCATGTCTTTTGAATTTTTCATATTAACATATTGATTATACGAGTTAGTATCACAATTTACAATTGCTCCAGTATGTTCATCACGATATAAATTTGGATGTCCTTTTACTGGTATCATCGTATTGCTATTGTTCTTAGGTCTCCAAATCTTGGAGCATATGCTTGATTAGTTCCAGACATAACAATTTTAATTGTGTATCCGGTAAAAATACCAAGATTACTTGCAGTAAACTCATATTCTAAAAATTGATTTTCCAAACTTGGTGGAACAAATATATCAGGTAGACCACTATTTTTAGATGGATCTATTACATCTAAGTAACCATCTCCATTATTATCGGTTGTGAGATTATCATAACCTGGGAATAATTCAAATGATTGTAAAACTTCACTTGAATCAGGTCTTATCAAACTATATAAAACTCTAAAATCTGCGGAGGAATGTCTATAAGCACTTAGTAATACTTTCAGAGAATTTGCTGGATTTGTGAGTTGAACTGTGTTTGAAACATAAACTGCAGCATGAGGATCGTCAAGTATACTATTAACACGATTGTCTGTAGAATAATCACTTATTGGTTTATTGATTCTACTATTTAACAATTCAACAGATGTTTCTCTCCAGAAAATAGCAGGAGAAATATTTGGATCACTGGTAGTTAAGTCAAGTTTTAATGTAAATGATTTATTTCTAAAAAGAGAACCCAAATATGTTTGTTCATTTATATTTGATGCAATAATTCTTGTAGATACTAATTTATTTTCTCCTTCTAATTCAACATCCTCATATCCCTGGTCTATAAATGATGTTTCATTTCCACTTACACTAGTTCCACTGACTGTTCTAATTTGACCAGTTATTGTTGCTGAAGATGATGGGTTGAAAGGTAAAATATGAGGAATAATATTATCAAATTGAATATTTTCGGTAGAATAAACATTATTTCCTCCACATAACGCCTCTGAATTAAATGAAAGTTCTGGAGCATTTGCTAAATCATTATCATTAGATCTGTTTATGATATTTGAATCAGCACTTCTGTCTACTTCAATATAATAACTATCAATATCTATCCCAGTATCACTTATATCATGATTACCTTTATTAATTCTTAATAAAGAAACATCACCAAGTTCATACTTATATACTAAATCACCAACTTTGTGCTCTTCTACTTTAGTTAAATTTATTCCTCTTTCAACTGTCAAAGTTCCTGGAGAACCAGCAGTAATATTTGTGTACTTCATGATTTCATTATTAATTTTTATAAAACCAGGATTAGTAGAACCATTAAAAGCAACACCTTCAAAAGTTGAAAATACAGATGTAGATGCAACACTAATTGTTGTGTCTGAAACTAATATTGGTGACGACAGTGTAGTTGGTGGAATATCACTTTGAACATTTGAAATTGAAATTTTATTTACATTAGAGTACATGTTATGATCAAAGTGATTAACTTTGAAGAATTGACCACTATAAACTCCACCAAAAGTATCCACTGAGGTAATGGTAGTTGATGCCATAGACACTCTTGTTCCAGAATCATCATAGTAAACTAAATTGTAACTAGATACTGGTGTTGTAAATGAACCCTGAACATTACTCAGATAAAGTGTGTCAACACCATTATTATTACCTGTAATTGTTATTCTCGCATCTCTACCACTATTACTTGAAACTGAAGAGGTTACAATACCCACAACATCACCAATAGCATAACCAGATCCAGGATTTACGATAGTCACTTCTCCAATTATACCTCCAGATGCAGTTATATTTAAAGTCAAATTTTTTCCACTACCAGTAATATTGTAAGTTGAAACATTTGTATCAGTTACATAATTTGTTCCTCCGGTGCTAATTCCAACCGAAGATGCTGAACACCCAGTCCCAATTATGGTTCCATAAACGTAAGTTTTATTACTTTCTCCAACTTTTCTTCCAGTAGTTAAAATTCCAATAGTTGTAGAATTAGTTGTTGTAGTAATACCTAAATTTAAACGTTTTGGTAAAATTGTAATTGGGTTTGATCCTAATTTTGGAACGTAACTATTACTTTCATTTAAAGTTGGATTATTAAAGTAAACGCTACCAGAACTTGAAGTGAATTTTGCTTTATACAATCTAAACATCATGTCCTGATCAGGGCTCTGTACCCACTCAGCACCATTTTGAGATTTATATAAAGTTCCTATAGCAAATATTTTATTGTATGGTATTTGACTTCCTAATGGTTTACCTAAAGTTTCAACAGTTATTTCTCCAGTTTGTGCTATAAAGACTTCATATCCTATAGTTTGTGGTGCTAAAAGTACAATAGCATATTGTTGTCCTGGTGCTAAGTAAATTGGATAATCAAAAGTTACTTTTGTAGGAACTGGTTCTGCATAAGTAACTTTACCATCACTATCTCTTATTATTTTTGTTGGAAGATTGATTTGAGATGGATTAATAGTTACTGGTTTTCCCAAAACAGTTTTAGTTACAGAACTAAGTTCAATAGTTCTAACCTGAACCGTTACTGGAACATTATTGGTATCTTTAGATGCAAAGTATAAATCTACTGCAGTCAAATAAGCACCATTTGCGTCTTCATTAGGTTTGTTTCCGTTTTGAGTATCTGCAACATTACCAACTGCAAAAGATTGAGCAAGAGGATCCTCATAGTATAAAGTATTTGTTGTTGTTATTGTTCTCTGTCTTTGCTCCCAAGTTCCTGTAGATACAAATATTGTCTCTGCTGATGAAATTAATTCACTTCCAGGTAATGGTAAAAAGTTATCAGAATTTGTATTCAATCTGTAAACTTTAGATCCAGTTTGAATTCTAACCGCAGGAGGTGGAGAAGATAATGGATTTCTAAGGAAGAAGGATCCGGAAAGAAATCCAGCAATATCTGAAGTTAAACGAAGATCTTTCACATAAGCAACCGCACCACTTGTTTGACCAACTAATTTTGTTCCTTTGGTAACGTATCCAGAATATTTACCTTGCACTTGTTCAGATAAAGCACTAACATCAATATTTAAAATTTTAGATGAAGCACTATAATTTTCTGAAATATTTTCTGATGATGCATATGGATTGGTTGTAAATTCTAGAGATGGATTTGAAAATGGTCCCTCTTTATGATTTGATTTTGCAACTCTAAATGATATAATATTTTCATTATTAAAAGTTCCAACTACAGTTTCACCAACTACAAAAGACCCGACAGAACCATACGTCTGTAATGTAGAATCTGGCGAAATTTCTAAAAGTTTTGGTATAAAATCAACACCAGAATTTCCATCTAAAAATTGATAGAATCTTGTTTCTGGAATTAATGCATAAGCTTTAAATTCAACGTTTCTAGATCTCATATATTCTTCTTTTCCAGAAGAAATTACTTTATCAATTTCAGAAGTTGTTGTTTCTCTCCTAAGTACTCTAAAAGTACCAGTTACTCTTTCTCGTACTTGTTTATTTTCAATTATGTTAACATCTTCCAATCTAATTGTTCTTGTCCAACTATCACTTGGTGGATTTAATTTTATAATTCCGTTATATGAAATTACATGAAAAGGATTAACATTCTCTACTCTAGTTGCAAAAGGTTGTTTTATCCACTCTATAGATTCATATTTTAATGTCACTATATCATTAGATTTTTGAACATTAGAATCCAATAAAGCAAAATCATCACTTAGATCTAAACTTTCATCCGATATAGTAGTTGCTGAAGTTAATCTTAAATTAATGCTATTTTTAGATATAATTGGTGTAAGTTCATTATTTTTAGTGTCAACTTGAACCCGTGATAATGATTTATCTATTAAATTTTCATTTTTAAAATCATCAACAAAAAATCCACTCTTAAATCTATTAATACCCTCAGCATCTTGAATTTGTAATGTTTGAGTATTAACTTCAAGTAATGATAATGAAGTTATTCTTTCTAAATTTTCTACTCTATCTTCTATCTTTCCAATATCACGCATTGTATATCTACGATTATCTATTAAAGATAAAGTTGCATCTTTAGGATTATACAGATATGGTGGAAGAGTGATAGATGCTATCTCCATAGCATCAGATGGAGTCAGTGGTTCTTGTGGATTTATTGATGGATTTCCTTGAATGACGCTGAAGTTTCCAAGTTTGTCAAGATAAACCTTATCTATTCTTCCAAGATAAAAATCATACCCAATCAATGTACTTTCATTTGGAGAGAGCATAATTTTTGGTTCAGTGCCAAAAGATCTTGAATCAAAATCAAATGGTGACTTGTTTGTATCTGTAAATACAGAAACTCTTGGTCTAAAGTCTAAAGTATCAGTTGCCCTAATATTAAAACCACCAATTAATGGAATATCTGATAAAAATCTCTCTTGATCATAACTATTTGCAGTGAATACATCTCCTATATCACTTGATGGAACTGAATAATAATCAAAAATAATCAGCAATTGTTTAGATGGAGAAGTTTCTCCATTTTTTCTAATTATTTTTGAATAATCATAGTACTGTTCTTTTTGTCCTTTATCTAAGATAAATTTATTAGTTAAATCACGATAACTACCTGATGTTACTTGATTAACCGGAGTATTGATATTAGATTCTTCAAAAGATACCGTTTCTCCAGCAATAAATTTATTGGAATTTAAATATGCAATTCCTAAATTGTCTATAGATGGTTTTGTAACTACTCTTGCAATTGCATTACTTGTTTTTCCTATTATATTCTCACCAATAATTGAATTATTAGTAACGTTAGCAGATGAATTAAATATAGCTTGATCTAATGTTGGTTCTGATGTTGTTAAAGATTCGTAAATTGCAATTATCTTAGCAACATCTGGATAATTAAGACTTATTTCTTTATCTTGAACTCGTAATCCATAATATTTGTTATATGTTAAACCATCATTAAACGTACTATTAATTCCTACTCCAGACTGTGGATTTTGAGAATATATTATGTTTAATGTTTTTGAACGATTATAATTTTTTAATTTACTTTGAATACCAGTTTTAACAAAAGTAGCATTAATTGCAGATATCGCTTTAGTATTACTAATATTTGAAAAAGTAATTTTATCAGATCCTGCACTCAACGAAACTTTGTCTGAAGTTAAAGGTTCTATGCTACCATCTTCATAAAAAATAGAATATCTCTCCTCATCAAAAGCTTCAAATTTTGCAGTTGAAGAACTTATACCAACTTCAAAATCACCTACACCTACTTCTCTACTAGAAGCTGCTGTAAATGAAGTCTTAGATTGTGCTGAAAATGTAATAGTAGAGTTACTTAGATTTACTGAAGAAACATTTGAGTCTGGAAGTATTGAATAGAGATATGATTTTTCATCTTCTACAATTTTTGAATCTCCAACAGCATACCCATTAGGTAAAGTTGTTATGCCTGTAGGTAAAGAACCATCGCAAACTCCAGAAACATTGGGGACTGATGCTAAAGTTATTGAATTTAGAGAACTATTGATTGAAACAACTCTATTAAAAACTTCTATAGAAATACCAGGTCTTTGATAACGAATAATTGTATTAGATGAGATTCCAGTAAACGTGGCAGGAGATGTAATTGTTGCTGTACTTATTCCACTACTTTCTGGAGTAATTGTAAGAGTTCCTGTTCTAACGATGGAATCAAGTTTACAATCTGCAGAAAATGCAGTAGTAAATCCTGAAATTGCGGTTGATTGATAAACTGATTTTATATCATTAGAACCATAAGATTTAATTGAAAGTATCGTTCTTGGTAATGATGTTGAACCGTTTATTGTGATAGACTCTCCAACAGAAAATGATCCTGAAGTTTGTCTAATAGTTGCAAGACTTGTCCCAGATCCAGCGGATACTGTATAACCATTTGCTCCACTGCTATTTCCAAGAATATATGAAGTTGCTGGCATTTGATCTGCAGTCACTGCCTGATTTAATGTCAGTTCAGTATATGTTTGAACATCATACAAATATAAATCCCAATTTGTCGCTGCATTACTGTATGCCGCATCGGTTAAATTAAAATTATAAATTCTTGCTACACCAATTGTTGACCCCGCTGGATTCTCCCCATCTACTTTTCTTTGATTTTGAAGATTAACGATTGTTTTTTTCTTCGGTGTTCCGGACACATTATTAAGTTGTAACTTATTCCCCATCTCAAAAGGAACATTTGCTGAAGAAACAGTTTGAGTTGTTCTCGGTTTTGCTAAATCAATTATTTCAACGCCACCTTTTTCAATATCATATCCCTGCACATAAGCTTTTCCTGGAGATAATTTAACACACATTAAATCATCGGATGGCGTATTTTGTTTACTAGTTTTTTCAGTATCAAAATATAATCCATCATTTCCAAGTCTATCATTTAAAGAATTATTAACAGTAACTTGGAAAGGATCTACTACATAATTTCCAGATTCATCATAAGTTCTTTGTGCAAAGTAGTCTCTAATAATAGAATATTGAGTTTTATTTTGAACTTTTTCAATAGCACCAGCATTGAGTCTAAGTAACTCAATAAAATCGGTATCATTTAAATCATCTATTGGTTTTTTAATCAGAGTTAAAGAAATTTGAAATCTATCAGCTCCTGGAGCAGAATAATTAGTAAAACCCTTAGCATTATCATAAAGTGTATCATCATCTTTGGAAGTAATTATATTTTCGCTTATTTTAAGACCAACTCTATATGATGGAGTATTAGTATAATAATCTAAAACTATAGTTTGTAAATTTACTTTAGCAAAAGTTCCTCTGATAAAATATACTCCTTCTCCAATAGATGCTGCAGAACCAATTGCTGTAGAATTTGTTAATACTGTAGTAGCAAAAGGAGTTCCTGATGTAATTGATTCTACAGTTTCTGTTGAATATAATGGTTCATTATCCTGGAATGGATTTATTTTAAAATTAGAATCTGAACCTATGTATTTTACATAAAGAGTCGGTTCAATAACCTCTGAATTTGGTAATTGCACCAGTTGAACTACTGCCTTTACTCCAGATATTTGTCCAATTATAGTTTTACCTACAAAATTTTTTAAGTAAGATGTGATATTGATGCCGTATTGTTGAGAGTTTAGTTTTACTGCAGTAAATTGATTATCAAATACTATATTTCCTGGAATAACCACTGATCCATCTTTAAAAAAGTGATTTCCAAATTGCTCAACTTGATTTTGTAATATTGATTGAAGAGTGTTTAATTCACGAGCTTGAATTGCTCTTCCTGGATTAAATAAAACTTTATGGTAGTTTTTATCTTTTGCTCCAACATTAGGTTGAGCAAAGTCATCAAAATATGGACTTACGTTTAAATTTGTTTTTTGAGCCATTTTTTAGAATTCCAGGATAATTTTAATGTCTTCTTTTTGTCTAGAATCTCTTGTTACTGTCGGTCTATTATCAATATAAACTATTTCTCCAGACTTAGTATTTATTTCTGGATCAGCAAGTCCATTTGTAAATTCAACTCCAAGATTTATAATTTTATTACCGACTGTTGTAGTAATTCCACTAAATGCAGTAATCACGCTAGAAAAATTACCAGTATTAGTTACATTATTTGCTGCCGAATATTCAAAATCTAAAATTTTTCCAGTTGATGAATAAAAAGAGGAAATACCAATAAAATCTTGGTGATTAGTCCCATTATTTCCTTGATTATAATACAATGATCTATCCTGATAGTATTTTAAAACTTTTGTTTCAGTATCATATGAAATCACATATCCATATGCTATGCCTCCAGTAACATTTTGTTTAATTTTATCTCCAACACTTACTGTACCACTTACTTCACCAAAACGCATAGCACGAACAGCAGAAAACTCATTTTGAGTATAGACTGTCGTGTTTATTCCCGTAGAATCATATATGGTCGGGTTTTTTAGAATTCCAACTTGTGCAAATTTAGTATCAGTTGGAAAATCTTTAGTTGAATCGTCAAATCTTGCATAAATTAAAATTTTGTCAGCACCCAACTCACGATACAGATCAAAACCATGTCCTTTTGATGGTGGGATTATTGGTATTAACTCTGCAAATGTAGTAACTCCAGAATTACTAGTAGTTTTTAAATCTACTAAGGCAAAAGTGTAATTTTTTCCTCCTGAAGTTACTATCACATCAGAAATTTTTTCAGATTCTATATCTACAGAAACTGTACCTCCAGATCCATCACCAACTAAATTACAAGAAATAACTCCATTCGTATAACCTGCACCAACATTTTCAATGTATACTTTTTTAATTTGATTATCATTTAATGTTGAATTTCCATTCTCTCTAACTGCTTGTATTTGTGAATCTGTAGAAGTGCTCCAATCATTAGGAAGAACAATATATTCTGTAGAATCAAATTTTATAACATCATTTGGAGATACTGAAAATAGATATTTCCAAGAGTAACCATCATTAAATTTTACTGGTTCTAAATCTGTAAATGTCGGTTCTGTCTCTGAAGCATTACCCGTTATATTAATTCCACTTGATCCATTATCAATACAAATATAAACTTTATACTCAGAATTCATCACATAATAACTTGCATCATATAATCTCATAGATTGACTAATTGGAGAAGGATAGACAGCACTATAGTCATGTCTATACATTTCATACCTATTTCCAGAAATCCAATCTATTCTTCTAACTACTCTTCTTATATTTGCACTTGTAATTTTTTTACCAAATAGCACAGTAGACTCATTATGATTTAAATAATCAATGTTATCAGTTGGATTAGGTGTATTTGAGTCCCATCCAGAACTTCTACCAAATCCAGAAGTAGAAGGATTTGATAACCCTACAAAAACATAATAAGAATTTGGAGAATCTAAAACTGAATCTATAAAATTAGAAGCATTTAATATTCTAAATTGATCAGTTACTATTGCAGGCATTTGAATATAGTTTTTTTTTATATTTATACTGGGTTTAAGATTTTTTAATTGCACCTATAGATCTTAAACCATATCCTCTTCTTTGAATAAATGGGAATGTAGAGAGACCAGACGATACATTATATCCAGAAATTGCTATTGATATTGGATTAGACGATCTTGTAAAACCACTAAATTTACCCCAAGAGAATTTTCCAACATTTCCAGTAGTTGCAATTCCAACCACTGATGATTGTGAGTGAATATTACAAGTAATAATTCCTGTCGCAGTATCTCTTGCAGCAATATAGTAAATATTATCTAAAAATGTAGTTCCTATTCCAACAACATTAGTATCTACTGTATCAATAGATGTAACACCACTTCCTACAGAAGTATTAAAAATATAAATTGGATATCCAGTTTGCAAACCAACTAAATCTAAATTCAAAATAGAACCATACACATCAGAAAGAGTAAATTTCAATGCTAAATCAGTTCCTATACCAACAGTTGTCCCAATACCAATGATACCTCCAGATGTCCCTGCTACACCAGATATACTTGTAATTTCTTCATAAGTAACTTTTGGATATGGAACAAGAACTTGAGGTGGTTGTGTGATTGTATACCCAGAACCTGGATTTGTAATTGTAACAACTGACAGAGAACCATTTACTACCGAAATAGATGCTGTTGCTGTTGTTCCGACACCAACAGATAAAGTTGTACCAAATCCAACAATTGACGCTTTTGGATTTGATATACTTACAGTTACTGAAGATCCAGTATAACCACTTCCAACATTATTAATAGATAATGATTGAATTGTTCCGGCAGAAGAGACTATAGCAGTAACTGCAGCGGAAATAGGATCTGTATTTTCGGGAATAATTAAACTATCGAAAGTAATATTCCCTTCGTATTTAAACAATGAAACATTGTCTACAAAAATTTCAGAATCACTAGATGTTACAGATTTAATTATTTTTGCAGTTGGATAAATTTGAGGTTCAAATAAATCTCTGCTTTTTGAAACTAATTCTCCATTTATAAAGAGGTCATTTTTTTGTTTTGTCCAATAAACAGGTTTATAATTAATTCCATCTATTCCTTGTTCATTATATAAATTAGTTTCAATAACATCAATAGAATCAATTTTTAAAATGATTCTTTCATTTTGAGTAACTGTATTAGAAAGATTTCCATTGTTACTAAAGACCTGAACAATATCACCAGGTTTTACTGTTTCGTAGATATTTTTAATTTCACTATCTTGAGAACTTCCTTTGTAGAAATAAATGTCAACTTTATCATCTATTTTTGGTGGTTCTACAAAAGAGAATGAAGTTCCACCATCAAATTCATAAGAAACTTCTGGTTGCTGTAAAACTCCATTTAAAAATATAATAAGTAATTTATCAAATTCTATAAGTTGAGAATCTGGATCCTCTAAGTTTTTTTCAAAACTTATAAGTTGAGAATTGTAATATAATGGAAATCTTGTTCTACTACCATCCTGATAATTTTTTATAGAGTCAATGTAATCTAAATCCCCAAATTGTATTGCTGAGAAAGAATCTGAATAAACATCAAGAATTGTTAATTCAAACTCTGATATTGGAGTTGTTAAATTGTAATCCGTTACAAGACCTACAGGTTTTACTACATCACCTTTTTTAAATTGATAACCACTTCTTATAATATTAAAACCAGTTACTTCAAATAAAGTTGAACCAATTCCGGTAGTTGAACTTGCCCCAACATCTATATTCAATAATAAACCTGTTCCACAATCAGTTGTTGTGCCTATTCCTAACCTTGAAACTCCAGTAATTGATAAATTATTATAACTTGGTGGTGATATATTAATAGTTGGATTGATATAACCTGATCCACCATTAACAATAGTAAATGATAAAGTTCCACCAACACCTACAGATGCAGTAATATTAGATGCAGATCCTGAATGTCCAGATTCAGTAATTGCTACAGATACTGGGTTTCTATAACCAGAACCCCAATTGCCAGTAGATCCAATTCCAATAGAAGTAATCACTCCTCCAGAAAGTATAGCAGTAACCGATGCTCCTACAAGTGGAGCATATCCTAAACCACCAGATGAACCAAGAGAAACTATTACACCACCTCTTGGAAGTTGATTTTGATTTAAATCACTTTGAGATATAAAAACACCTCCAGAAGTAGTAACTCCTGAAAATACAATGCTACTAACCCCAACAGACTCAATAACGGTAAAGTTGTTATTTGGATTATTTTGTGTTGTTGGTGTTTGATATACTCCATTAATAAAAACTATTCCACTACCACCACTTGTACCAAGACCTACAGTATTTGCTCCACCAACAGTTAAAGTGTATGTTTGGCCAATTCCAGTAAATCTTTCAGAAATATTATCATAGACTTGATTTGTTGTATAATCTTTTCTTAAAAATACTCTTCCACCAAAAGATGAATTAAATTCTGGAAGATTGTAATCTGCATGGTCTCCAAAATCAAATACATAAGTGTCTATACCCACAGAATTCAATGATGATTGATTAAGATAAACTGTACCAATTCCAGGAATTGGTCCAATTCCAATAGATGAAACTACAGTTCCAGATGCAATTAACCCACTAATAACTTTAATCGTTTGCCCAATTTCAATACTAAGTGTATTAATTCCAGTGATTGAGGTTGAAGTAACCCCAATCGATCCAGCTGCGGAAACATTTGTTATGAATGTGGTATTGTTAATGTCTATATTTCCCGCTGGAGACTCTGTAAAATAAATGTCACTATTTACGATGTTGTAAGATCCTCTGTATACTGAAGCAATACCAGAGTTATTATGTGTTGTTAATGAACTACCGACAAATGCTCTTTGAACTTGAACTAACGGGAAAGTTCCAGCAAAAGAAATTGGACCAGAATAAGTTGTTCCTAATCCAACGTTGGTAACTTTCATATATTCATTATCAATTTTTAATAAATCTCCAATCAAAATAGATGAAATTCCACTTAAACCAAAAATAGTTGATGCCGTAGATATTTGCCCACCATTATTAATTGTGTAACTAATTAAAGAATATGATATTGGAGATTGAACTACATTGTTAATTGAAATTATCGTTTTTTCATTCTTTTTATCCATCTCAAGTTCATGAGCATCACCTATACCAACATTCGTAAAAGTTACAGCAATACCTGAAGATGCGTATTCCTTTCTTGTAGAAAGTTTAAACTTATTATTGTTTGTTTTTATAACAAATACTCTGTCTGGTAGAATATCAGTAACCACGCCAACATAATTTAAAGTAGATCCAATTCCAACTGCAGAAGAAATTCCTGTAGATGAATTTGGTCTATAAATTAACTCTTCTCCATTACTAAAGAAATGATTTTCAATTGTAAACTCGCCTGTGGATAAATTAACAGTACCAACACCAGTATTGGATGATGAAGGATCAAAAACTTTCATAAAAATTGGTGTTCCATCATAAGTAAGTTCAAAAACATCAGATTGATCTGGTGTTGAAAATTCTGAGCTTATATCATCTATTTGAAGAACTCTATTCGTCTTACACTCAAGGTAATCGGAGAGTTTTTTATTTTTAAATTTCAAAAACTTAGAGGAATTATCAGAAATATCTACATCTTGGACTAAATCAAAATTATTAATAGTGTCAACACGATTTTCATTAATGATGTCATAGAATATACTTAATTTAGATGTTGACCCTATACCCACAGATGTATTTTGTAAAATTTGAGTATCGGAGAAATTTTTAAGTCCACTAGGATGTAATAAACTATTAACGGGACTAACAATGTCTTCCCATACCTGATTACTTTTTACTGAATATGATAAATTTTGATAATAATCATTATCAGGAATTACTTGCATATCATCATTAAGTTTGCCGATATTATCTTCCCATCCAATTCTCTTAGTATAAGAGAAATCTATAGTAAATTGTCCAGTTGTTTCGTTGATAGAATTAATCGTTGCTACTGATCCTGATTGAGATCCCATGATAACTTGATCTTTTTCTAACTTATACAAACCAGAAATTTTAATATAATTTTTGTTGAATTCGGTAACTTGTAAATCTTGAATAGAAAATCCTAATTGATCTTTTACCTTTAATTTTTCACCAACAATAAAGTTTAAAAATTCTTGTTCAACTTCAAATTGTGGATAATTTTTATAGTTTACTATTGTTCCATATAAATTATCTAAAGTTTTTGCTATTCCTGGATTTGTTGTAAGACCAGAAATATTAAATTCTAATTTTCTTGGATTTGCAGTATTATAATTTGATATTGTAAAAAACTGATAACCATAGTTTTCAGAGTTAAATCCATCTCCAGAATTGTCAAATTTCTCAATTCCTTCTACAAAAATTTTATCTCCTACAGAAAATGGTTCTGTGCCAAATCCAGACAATGGTGTGGTGAGTGTGCAAGTTATAATTCCAGAAACTGAAGATTCAACTTTAGTTATTCTTACACCATTGGTATTATTAATTGTGCGTAATGTATGAATTGATTCTGATAACCCTTTTGGTGCAACATCAATTTTTACAGATTCGATAGAATTTGCATTTAAATTTGCTACTAAATTTCCAGAATTAATTACTTCATTAGTTTCAGTATCAATAATAACCAAGTTTGGAGCAGAAATATAATTTTTACCTCCAAATGTTACAGAAATATTTTTAATTGTATTTGAATTTTTAATAGTTACAAATTTAGATACTAAAGCTTGTGGTTTTAAAGTTTTATCAGAAGAATATTCAAAACCTTCATTTAGTATTCTAATTTCATTTATTCCTCCTATTGAATCAGATTTTGGAACAATATATGCACCACTTCCTAAATCAGAATTTACTGAAGAAAATGATGGTAAATTATTATAATTAAGACCCGACGATATTGTTCTAACTTTCTTTATTCCACCCGATGCAGAGATTGAATTTGTCGTGTATTCTAATAACTCACATTCGGAATTAAGATATGTATTTTTTTCCGGAGAGTTTGATAAAGATAAAATGAAAGTCGTTGTACCAACTCCAGAAATTTTGTAAGAATTATTGTAGTAACTATCCACAAAGGTTATTTTACAATAATTTTTTACCTCTATATCAGGATCTTGAACTATTCCATTTTTTTCTAAACCATAAAATAACTCAGTAGGTAACGCATCAGAGTAATTAATTGTTACCGATGCGTTTGTTGAAACACCTATTGTTCCAACCCCACTAATTGAAAAAGTTTCAGTTGAACCAGTTGAAATAAATTCCTTATTTAAACTTGAATCAAGGAATATTTTAAATTTATAATTTGATAATGATGCATCTGATAAATCGAATACAACATTATTATTTCTAACTAAAGTAAACTGTGGGTTGACTAATGACAATTTATGAGATGTTCCTCCAGTGCTTCCAATACTAATAGTTACTGGAGGTGTATTTTTTACACAATCCTCATAGGTTTCAGATAATTTAATTTTATTATTATCAATTTTATATACAAAATAAAAATCAGTCGTTAATCCTGAAGCAACTAAGTCAGAACTATATTTTACTTTATCTCCAGTATTTAAATTATGAGAAGTAATATTGATAGTGCTATTTGACGTATCAATTCCAACAGAACTAAATCCAATCGGATTTGCCAAAATATAATTTGTATTTAAATCTCTTTCAATTCTTATCGCAGAAGATGTGCCTATACCAACGGAGAGATTAGGTTTAACTGTAAGATTAACAGTGTCTCCAGAAACAAGACCATGTGATGTTGATACTGAAACAGTTGTAGAATTTTTTAGAACATTACCTTTGACTTGTTCATAATTTGATTTGAAGTAATATTCATAATTATTAGAACCATTTGTTATAAAGAACAACCCGTTAGTAGTAGTAGTTAACCCAATCTGAGTTACTATTCCAATGTGATCTACAGATTTTCTAATAATATAAACATCTTGAGTATTTCCACTCAATGGAAGATTAAATACAAAACTTGTAGATGTATTTGCTACTGATATTGCACTGGATGCTGAAGGTTTAACTAATGTTACTAATTGATTTGTGTGGAACGGATGATTTGGTAAATAAATTGATTGAGATGGAATTGATATAATATTGTTTATCTGTATACCAACATTATTAGTAACAGCAATTCCAATTCCCGAAGTTGTAGCAACTCCAACCGATTGATTTGGATTAAAGTAAACTAAATCATTGACTTTAGAATTAAAATAATCTAAATTTTTATTAACTGTAAAATTATTTGTGGTAAAATAAACTGGCGTAGTAGCAGTGTGTGCTATGCCCGTAGATAAAACCCTAAGTACATTTTGAGTCTCAAAAACGTTCAAAACAGTTAGAGTTTCAGACTCAATTGTGATAGAACTGCCAGATAATATATTTTTAGGTAAGTTAGATAAATAAACGTCAGTTACAATACCTGCTGAAGAAGGTATATCTTTTGTGAGAACTGAAGAGTATGAGGTTATACCAATTTGATGAACACCATTTAAAAAACTAAGTGTTGAGGAAAATCCAGAAACACTTACATAATCCAGATTATTTAAATTAAATCCACTGTTTAGTGTTGCTTTTATTTGTTTTCCATTTTCCCAAGTAAAAATAACATCATTATAAGATGTGGTTGAACTTTGTAAATCAACTATCTCCTTACCTTCAAGATCAGATACTTCTATTATTAGACCACTTCCACCGGATTCACTTTCATCAAATTCAACTCTATCTCTAACTTTGTAGTTATCTCCAGAATTGATAATTTCAAAATCAAATATTGAATCCTTAGATACAGACTCTACTATAGTAATTTGATCTATAACTTCATTTGATTCAATTATAAAATCATTATCTGCATATTCCTCATTAACTTTATATGGGAATGTATTACGAATTAAATTTGAATTATTAAAATCAAATGATTGATTTAAAGTTTTATTATCACTAACAAATTTTGATCTATATCTATCACCAATAAAGTATGGAAATACTCCGACATCATTAACTTCTCCATCTATTTCAGATGTTGCAAAGTAGGCATAAATTCCGTTTGGAAATTCATCAGTTACACAAAATCTTCCATTACATTCGTCAAGATCACCTGAGTTAGTAAATTTATAATCTTCAACAAAATAACCGTTAGAGAAACCAGGTGGTCTATCAATAACATTACTTACATTTAAAGTGTATCCGGACTGTAGTTTTTTAACGTCACTATTAATATCTTTAGAATTTTCATAACCATAAGAACCGTATATTGGATGACCATCATATGCCCAACCAATAATTGGAGAATGAGGTCTCTTACCCTCACCAAGTTGAGAACCTATTATACTTGTTGAATAACCACAAATTACATATTGTAAATTATTATAAGAAGATCTTACAATTTCATTTGTAACCAAAGAATTTGTAATTTCATCATTATAAAACACATTATTATTTACCGTTAATGATCTTACCTGAGGATCTAATAATGCATTTTTTCCAGCAGGTTTTACTGTAACTGAAGTATTTTCTTCAGTATATCCATATCCAGAATTAACTACAACTACATTAGAAATTTTATTATTTGAAATTACTGGTTTTAAGATAGCACCGACTCCATCTCCATTTACTATTACATCTGGAGTAGAGTAAAATTCTTCACCCCCATATTGAACAATTACTCGATTTATTTTTCCATCAATAATTATTGGTTTAAATTGAGCATTTTTTCCATTCTTTATAGTAATTGATGGTTTTTTATGATAATTTAAAATTGTTGATCCATAATCAACACCTTCTTCATAAACATAAGTATCAATAATTTTTCCTCTTACAATTGGTGTTGCATTTATTATACCTTTAGTTTGTGTTGTTCCTAAACCAACAATAGTATAATTTACATTTAAAGAAATATCAGGATAATTAAAAATATGATAACCACTTCCAGTTGACCCAAAACTTACATATTTTTTTCTTTCATAATTAGATGCACTTGTTCCACCAATACCAGCATCTGATAATTTAAAAGTATCGCTATTGATTTTAGTGATGTAGTATTGATTTAATGTTGATAATCCCGAAATTGAGGTATTTGTTGTTGAGTATGTAACTATTTCCCCATCATTAAATCCATGATTTTCAAATGATAGTGTATTTTTTGTAGTTGAAACTCCAATTGGAGATACTCTTAATTTTCTATTCGTATACCCATCACCACCATTAATAACTTTTATTTCTTTTAAAGTATTTTTTAGGTTAGTGGCAAATTTATGAATACCACTTGTTCCAATGGTTGTAAATCCTACGGTGTTTATTCCAGAATTATAATCAGAAAATGTTTGATAAAGTTGAATAGTACTATCGTTTATATACTTTGAATAATATCTTGAGTAATTTTTTAAAGTGTCTCCACTACTAATATTAAGACCTCCAAATAATGTTGTAATTCCTAATGGTGAGTTATTTCCAGAATAGTAAAGTATTTCTTGACCATTTGATAAATTATGATTTTGTAAGAATGTGATTGTTTCATATGTTGTATCTACTCCACCACCAAATTGAGTTTGACGTGCATCAAACTCAATTTCTCTACGTTTTTGTTCAATGACTGGTTCAAAAGATGCTCCTTTTCCATTCCCACCACTCATCGCCACTGAAACAACTACATCAATGTCAAAATCTTGGGGATCTACAAATACTTTTTCAACTGATCCACTTACAACTGGTTGAACCAATGCAGAACCAGAAGAAACAGTTAGTAAAGGTGGGTTTATAACATCATAACCCACTCCCCCATTTAAAACGTTTACTTTTTTTAGAGGACCATAGTAAATTTTATTATTTGATTTGTAATTTAAAATTTCAACACCATTAATTAATAATCCAACTGGACCTGGTATTGTTTTATCGAATTCTTTAGAGTTATTATTTACAGAAAGAGGAAATTTTCTTAATATTTTTTGAGGTGATAATATTTTTTCTTTTTGAGAATTTAAAGTAAAATTATGTGACCCTGAAGTTAGTTGCCCAAATTTTAAATAATTTGATGTTCCAATAACTTGTCGTGAATAGTATAATTTAATTTCAGTGTTACTGATAACCTCAATATAATATTTTCCTTCATTTAATCCAGATATAGGATTATGTGATGGTTTGTAATATACTTCATCGCCTGTTCTAAATGATATTGAACTTGCAAATGTTATCGTTGAATATAATTTATCATTCTCAGTATAACCACTTACATTTGATGCATTGTATGAAAATAAACTCTTAGTTATATTATATGAAGGTAAAGAGTTTGATGCAACATACATATACTCATTACTTTCATTATAAACATTTTGAACATCAGAAGTTATTGAGTCAAATTCAAATGGAATTGTAGAACTACTTGCCTTTTTAAGTTTTCTTCTAATATCATATTCTAATCCAGCAGATCCTGAAAAAGTAGATCCAATCGTAATTTGATTAGTTACTTCATTTATTAGAGTAACTAATACGTTTGATAAAACTATATTTTCTGTTCCTTTTACTAAAATATCTATTTTATCTCCTACTTTCAAACTAGATTTATCAATATTACTTTTTAATGTAATTTGTGTAAGACTATCTAAAGATTTTACTTGATATCTTGAACTTGTATTATAAATCCAACTGTTTGCAAAAATTTCTTTGTATGATAAATTGGAAGAAGGATTTTCGATGATTTCTCCAAGATGTTTGACTTTTATCTGCTCACCAACTTTAATGGGAGAATCGGTTATTAAAGGTTCATAATCTGATAGAACTCCAGTTAATCTTAATTCAACCTTTTTAGAGGTATCTCCGTTTTCATAACCATAATATGTTTCATTTGAGTAAATGTTAGAGGATATTGCAATTTCTGAGGTTACACCAGAACAACCAAAAAATTGATTAATACTTTTGTCAGTATATAAGATTGTATTTTCTTCAGAATAAATTGTTCCAGATTTTGGAAATCCTATTGTAGAATCTACAGTGATAATAGAACTACCTATACTCACATGATCTATATTTTTAGTATTTCCAGTAATTTGAAAATTTCCAGTAATTGTTGAAAATACATCATCATAACCAACAAAAAGCATAAGCTTATAATAAACTTTACCTTTTCGACTGATGACTTCAACTTCAGATACTGCTGCTGAAGTATTCAAATCAGTATTCTTGAAAATTGTTTGTCCAGATAAGTTAAAAGGATTTCCGGAAATTGCCTCAGCAACAACAATTTTTCTTCTAACATATTCTGCTGAAGAAGGTTTAATTAAGAAATTTTCTAAATCTATAACTTTTGGAGTTTCTCCAAATAATACGTTAAAAAGAATTCTAAAAGATTCTTCAGTTCCCTTTGTTTGATATAAAGTTTTTGCTTCTTTAATGAAATTCCCTACATTTAAATCAGAAACAAAAGTTTTATTTTCTAATTCTGGTGATAAAGAATACTTTATTTTTTTATAAAATTCTTGTAAAAATAAAGAACTTAAGTTAGTAACCGTAGTTAATCCAACGTGACTTGCCGCATCCGATGTTGAAAAAACTAATTCTTCTCTACTTAAATTTTTATGATAATTTGTAATACCAGAAAATCCACGTATACACCCAGTAAATGTATTAGTAGTAATTCCAGTATATGTAATAATCTCATCATCAATTTTTAACAAACCATAAGTTTGGGGAAACCCTTTAGTTGTAGAAACTTCAATTGTAGTTGCATCTAATGAGATTGCAAACGATAAAGTTGTTATTCCAACTATTACTTCTGGAGTTAAATTATCAAGTTTTAAGTATTGATCCAGATTTTCTGCAATATCAACAGTTCCACCTTGATATTCTTGCGAAATATAATATTGTTTTAAAAATTCAGATGTTTTTGGACTTTCATCTAAAATAAATTCTGGAAGTTGACTATCAATTATATTTTGTACTTTAATTCTGGATTCAAATCCCGTCTGTATCATATTATAACCTCTTTAATTCCCCGTTTGAATAACTTGATCTATAGTAATCTGCGCTGGAAAAAACAACTCCAGATATATCGTCACCAGAAGCAATTACATCTCTAATCATATTTATTGTACTTTTAGAGATATCAAAAGAAAGATATAGGTCTTTCAATCCTATAATGTCATTTGATTCTGGAAAAGATTGTATTTCAATGATATCTTGTCCCAATTCAGTTGAAGTAATAACTATTGAATTTAATAATATTTCGCCAGTATTGTAATTTACAATTCCTGCTGATTGAGCTACAATTACATTTGTTAAAGTTGTAAATTCAGAATTTAACAAAACTAAAGTTTCTTTAACAATTGATATTACTCCTGTGCCAGATAAAGATCCATCCAAATTTTTATTTGGAGTATCTGTAAAATAAACTGTATCGGTTTCGCCAAAAATTTTAAATCCAGTTGATTTTATATTTTTTCCAGTTGGATTTATATGAAACTTATTTCCAAAACAAAGTTCATATTGAGTTAAAGAATTGATATTTGCCTTTAAGTCTCTTCTAATTCTAACTTTAGTAATATTAGAAGTAATTGAAGTGTCAGTCCCGTCAATTATTTGCAATACTTTACTGTATTTAAATCTACCGCCAAAAGAATTTAAGTCAGTGGATTGTGAATATAAATTTAAAGAATTTGTAACATTTGTTTTTAAATCTTCGACACTACTAACTGTAGATGCATTATAGTAAACTGATGAATCAATCTCAACATACAATATTTTTAAATCTATAATATCTGCAGTAATTCCGGATACTGAATACTTTTTCAGTTTATTTTTTATTTGTTGTTTATTAAAATCTGAAACATATGTTCCATTTTTTGGTTTAATACTAATTAAAACTTTCCCAAATTGAGGAGGATCAAGTTCTTCTCCACCAACTACAGAAATTGACTCTGTTTCTGGGTATATTTGCGATTTTATAATTGCTTCATAGTCTCTTGCAGTAACTGCTCTATATTGCGAAGAATATAATCTTGGTGCAAAGTTTCGAATAGAATCAATACTTTCAATTTCAGATCCATTTTGAGAACTTTGAATTGTGGAGAGTGTGACTGTTGGTGATATTACTGCATTGTTTTCATCTCTAAACGTACCAGCAAAACTAAATGAACTTGCACCATTACCTTCTCTACCATCACTTATAATATATGTGATCGTAATTACTGCATTATTTTCAAGTTTTTTACCAAATATACCATCTCCAAAAAGAATTTGATATTTCTCATCTCTAATTTCTTGAATTAAATAAATCTCCGAATTTGAATTAATTTCGAAAATATTATCAACTAATGTGTATAATTTTCCAAGTCCAGTATCATTAATACCCTTTACATATACACGAATTGTAGAAGTATCGATGTATGAGTTATCAAGAACAAATTTTTGATCTAAAGAACCATTTACAACGAATTCTTTTTTTAAGAAAGATCCCTGTGTAATTGTAAGATTATTAAAACTTGCAACACCATTCGAAACTGTCGCTGTTACATTATCTGGAATTGAAAAGATATATGATGTTCCACTTACCGATCCAGTACACACTAACCCTTCATTTAATGTAAGAGTTTTTGTTACATTATCTGTTTGAGCACTAATGGAAACTATTGCTTTTGCAGATGTTCTTGATTTTGGTACATATCCAATATTTCTTGCTAATGAAACTACATTTTCTCTAACAGTTGCAGAATCTAAGAAAGATTCATTAACAATTAAGTTTGAATTAAATGCAGTAATATATGTATTATATGCTAATGTATCAATTAAAACAGAAAAATTAGACCCCTCAAAGTCAAAATCCGTGAAATTTGAATTTGCCCGAAGATAGTCTTTGATTGAGGTTCTTATTTGATCAAAATCTAGATTAGTGAATTTAGTAAAAGGCATTTTATCTTGTTGCCTCTAATATGAATGAAAACTGTTGTGTTGGTATTTCTTGTCCAATAATATCAAATGTAATTGTAATTTCAAATTCATTAAGATCTGGTATGGGATCAACTTGAATAATTACATTATTGACTCTTTTTTCATAATTAGAAATTACTTCATAAATTTGATCTTGAATGACAGAAGCAGTTGCATAATCAACAAATTCAAATAAACTGCTTCTTACATTCGATCCAAGTGTAGAATTAAAAAATCTTTCAGTTGGAATTGTTTCAACTAAATTGCGAACAGAACGAATAATCGCTCTTTCATTAATTAAAACTGGCAAATCTTTTGTCACAGGATGTGGATCAAAAGATAGACTAATATCTTTAAAGGATCTTGATATCCTGGTAACTGCCATTTCTAATTTAATTTCTTTACTTATTTATGATGATTTTTATAAAGAACCATAGTTTGGTTCTGTTCCATAACTCCAATCATCATAATCTTCATCATTTCTGATTTTTTCATGCAGTTCATATTGTTTTTTAAAGTCATGTTTTGGTGCAGAGTCATGCATAACTTCCTGAATAACTCTTTTTTGAGGTTCTACACCATAATCAGTAATTAATTTAGAAGTTCCCCACATTTCTCTCATGTAGTTGGGGTCTCTATCGGTCGGTAAATTAGACATTTTAGCTCCTGTTTTTGTGTAAAAACAGAACTTTTATAAAGGAGGTTGCTATCTCCCTGTTTCTATTTAACGATTTACTTCACGTATTGAATATGAGTCCGAATTGAGGTATTTTAAGATTTCTAAGGCAATCAAACGTGGATCTCCATTGCCACAGGTATACACATCCACCGCTAAGCACCCATTTTCAGGCCAAGTATGGCAAGAAACATGGCTTTCTGCAAGTGCAATCACGATTGTACACCCCTGTGGCACAAAATGATGA